TTACGGCTGCACTAGGCACTGCTGCCCATGTAACACCACCGGTTTGTCCACTTGCTGCTGTAAGAACATAATCATTGGTTCCTACTGCTTTAACAGCCATACTTCCTGTGCCGGTTCCTACAACCAGTCCACCTTTGGCTATTGCTGATATATCTGCTTCAATTCCACCTACTTCGTGTTTTAATGTTCCGTCATTTGCAGTCATAACCTGAACTGCTACTGGAGCACCTGAACCATCTGCAACAACCATTTTTCCATCTGTTGCACCTACAAGACCTGTTCCACCATAAGCAAGTGCTATTGCAGTTCCCTGCCAAGTTCCTGTTGCTATTGTTCCTACACTTGTTAATGAAGAAGCAGTTACGCCACTTCCTAAAGTATTGTTAGATAAAACTGAAGTTCCGTTTATTTTAAATGTTTTTCCACTGGCTATATCTATGTTTTCTGAAATATCAAAATCACCAGTTGAATTTGTAAATGTAATAGTTTTATCAGAAGTTCCTTTAACTGTAATTCCACCACCATTGGCATTTGAATCACTTGGAGAACCAACATTATTTAATGTCATGTTTTTATCTTCAACCTGATAAGTGGCTACGTTTGCTGTTACAGTGTCACCTGAAACAGTCAGGTCTCCTGCTATAGTTACGTCTGCAGCCCACTTTAATCCTGTTGCTTCTGATGAATCTGCAATTAATACATAGTTATTAGTTCCGATTGCAAGTTTATTCCAAGTAGAACCCGTATAAGCTAAAATATCACCTTTAGCTTCAGTTAAACTTGCTACGTCTGAATGCTGGGCACCATCCATTGTGTGTGTGCCCATTTTGCCAAGACTGGCTGCTTTTACTCCTAACATTAATCAACTCCTGTGTTCACATAAAGATATGTAGTTGAACCATCCGGTGTTGAACCATAAGTTAACCTTATAATGTAATAAGGAAAAGGGTCACTACAGGCTTCATATTCTGCAGTTGTTGCTGCAGCAGTAAATGAACCTATGCTAACTGTTCCAACGCTACCTACTGCACCACTTGAAGACTGAGACCCATACAAGGTTGTAGTGAGAGTTTGGTTTGCTCCGTTGTAGACATGAATTGTCTGGACTGATTTTCCATTGCCACTAAAAATGTAGTCATGATTGTCAGTATCATCAGCAGTTAAAGTTGTTTCCAAGTAAATAGGAATAGAGGCTGAATAAATGTTTAAATCGGAACTGACATGGTTTAAGGTAGCCATAATTATTTTACTCCTTCAAAATATATCTTACCAGTAGAAGATTCACTTCTTCTATTCCAGTAATCCTTTATTTCTCCCATAATTTTACCAATCTGTTTCCTCTCATCTTCAGTTGGCTTACGTTTATGTTCTTTTTGTTTTTCATCAAGCAACCATTTTTCATAAGATGCTGCTGCTATATCTTCAATTTCAGCTTTGGAATGGGTATCGTCACCCAATACTCTTAATTCAAATAACTTGTTTGTCGTAGGGTCTTTTATTCTAAAATGAAATACTTTAGTGCCTTGTCCAATATCTACAACACGGGTCATTACAGACCCTTCTGGGGTCCATAATCCGTCTATGTTTCCATTGTATTCAGTAACACTCATAACATTTTAGATAAAGGGCTTGTGTTTATAACTTTTAAAGATTATTGCTCAAAGACTAACTTTCGCTTACAAGCCCTATTATCTATTTAAACTTAATCCAAGTTCTGTAAAAAGACAGTGTGGTATTCATCATTCACACCAGCTTTACCATGCAATCTTCCTAATGCTGGAGTTGTGTCTGCTCCAATTGCAAGGAATTGTCCTGCGTGGTTTGAACTAGCACCAACTAAAGTACCAACTGCTGGGGTTCCATCCATTGCTACAGCAGCAATACCTGCTGTTTGAATCCATCCATAGTAATCTGCAGTAAAACTTCTTGTTGTAACTCCAACGAATCTTCCTGCAATCGCAGCAGGTGCAACTACAATGTCCTTGTAAGGACTCTTAATTAAACCTGCAGTTTCAGTTCCTGCTGTGATAGCAGTTCTAAAACCATCTTCTTCGTCAATGGTAATTACACCAGTGCCTGAAGAACTTATTAATGGATGAGATTTAATTTTATAAAACTCTTTTGGGTTTGCTGATGTTCCTAAAATTGGTAAGTTAAAAAACAAATACCCTTCAGCATATAAGTTTTTTGCTGCTGCTGTTCCACCAAGAGTTATACTTATTGTAGTGTCACCAGCAGATGGTGAAGTTGTTATTACCAAGTCTTCGTCATGGTTTCCAGCAGGTGCTTCACTTGCTACTACCAACCCTTCAGTTATTGCTGAACCTCCATTGTGTGTGTATTTGAATCTTCTTCCGTCTTGAAACGTCATAGTTGTTCCAAGTGGTTGCCTCTGGTCTGAGGTTTCTGTTTTTTCCCAGCCGTATTTACCGGCTATTGTATTTGGAAACGACATTATATTATCTCCTTCTTTATTACGGGTTTCTTGTACACCCCGTCATTGTCCGATTTATTTTTTGAAGAAGAGGCAGAGACTCGGTCAATGGTTACATCTTCTACCTCTTCTTTATTTATCTTAATCTGTGATTCAGCATTTAAGCAATGCCTGCATTCACAATCATCAGTAACTGGATACGCATACGCCCCGTTATAAGCCATCTTTTTAAGGTATTCAGGGTTTCCCGGAACATTAGGAATAGCAGTGCCTTTTGTAAAACCAATATCACCTGAAGCATTAGGTTTATCCATATGCCAATAAAGTGTGGTTTTAGCCTGCCAGTTATCTATCATATCCCAAGCATATCCTGCCCCAACAAGTTCTTGTCTTAATTCTTGACGTTCTTTAGTATCCATTTAATCTCCTAATGATTATTATGCGTTAGTTGCTGGTGTTGCTGCATCAAAAGTTAAAGCTGCTCCTCTAGCATCATCAATCTCAAACACACCATAGTCTGCTGTGATTACGACTTCAGTTGCTCTCATTGAAGCATCTCTTTGTCTTTCAGTTCTAGTATCTACTGATTTAAGTACACCTAGTGCTGATTTATCGGCAATTACACCAATTGCATCATCAGCAGAATCTCTTGAAAGGTTTCCGTCTTCAAAGATTGGAACTCCGTTCAAAGGTCTTAGACCACTAAAGAAATTCCCTAGTAAGTCTGCTGACCATCCGTCTGGTACAGGATAAGTTGATGATGCTGTTACTGCAGTTGCAGCAAGGTCGTATACAGCAAATGGGTGATGCAATATGTAAATATTGTTTCCAAATGATGTTCCTGCTGCTCCTCCACCTTTCGCTACTGCAATTGCACCTGCTACGTTTGCAAGGCTCATGGATTTAGTAGCAGCACCTAATGAGGTTCCACCATTTAATCCTGAATACAATGCGTGAACATCAGTATCCTTTTTTCTTGCCATAGCATCTCCAAGCTGTCTTCCGACAATTGAAAATATGTTGTTTGCAGATTGGCGAACTAATTTGTCTGTCAGTATTACTTTTGCTCCTACTTCAGAGGCAGTAAGGTCAACAGTACTCATTCCGATTTCTTCTTCGTCTACGATATCGTATCCGTCAGTTAAATCAGAAATTGTCATTTGACCAACTTTAGGCACAGTTACCTGCTTGGCTCCTTTAGGCAAATTCATTTGCTCAATCAAAGCCATTGCAGGAGCATTGTGCTCCTCTGTGTACCTAGCAGCAGTAATTATTATGTTCTGGGCATTTTCTAAATTCCCAGTTGTTGCTGTCTGTGGCATCTAATTTCTCCTAGATTTCTCCGGAAGCTACCTTTCTGGCATAAGCCTGAACTTTAGGGTCAGAATCTCCAGCCATATAGCGTTCCATTAAAGTTTTTTCATTTAATGGGGCACTCTGCGAAGAAGAATTGGACTGCATTTCCTGAGAAGGTCCAGTTGAAGGAACCTTATTCTCAAAAGATTGTTGCACGTCTTTCTGCTTTAAGGCAAGGTCGGATATACTGTCAGCCACTGACTGCATTACATTCGGGTCTGCTGTGGACATCAAAACGTCATAAGCACTATGCTTACCAACTTTCTGGTTAGGGTCAATTCCCTTTTCCATCAACATTTGCCTCGCAGTTGCCACCTTTGCAGTATTCTCAGCGTTAACGGCATAATGCTGTTGCTGTTGCTCAAGCTGTTGCTTCTGCATCTGCAGTTGCACTACCTGTCTCTCCTGCTCTGCAGCCTGATGTGACAGTGCTTGAGCCTGCTCAGGCATATACCCTTGCTGCTCATACTGCTGCTGAAGTGTCCTTCTCTTAGCCTCAATTGTTGTCTCCGACTGACTTTGCTGTAATTGCTGACTCAACTGTTCTTGCTGTGTCTGCAAATTTGCTATTTGTCTGTCATAAGAAGACTGGGCTTTACGCCATTCCTCCTGAGAATAAGTTCTGGAATCTTCAACACTGGTTGATGGTTGAACAACATTAGGGTCTGCTCCGACTGTAGGCTGAACTCCCTGTACTCCCGTATCCTGCTGTTCTGCTCCACTTTGTTGAGTTTCACTTTCCGTGCTAGGCAATAAGCCTTGCTGTTCCAACTCTTGGTTGACACTTGGGTCAGTGTTGTCAATTACCGGTGAAGAAGTCTCGGCAGAATCTGAAAGTCCTGAGTTTTCCACAGGAGAAGTTGATTCTTCTGGTTGTCT